ACGAGCTTTTTTTCTCCTTAAGCCAACTCTCCGGAATAACCTTCTCTGCCCATGGTATATCATGTTTATCACAATACATTGCATAAGTAGTTTTTGATCCTTTCCTTATTTTTGTTTTGGAAGATTGAAATACCATTCTAATATCTAATTCTGGATGTTGTTTTTTTATAAGTAAATGTTTCTTCCTATCTTCAAGAACCCATCTGCCTTTTGTTTCAACTAAGATACCATTAGGTAGTGTAAAGTCAATTGTATATGTATGTTGAGTTTCTGGTTTAATATAATCTATAACCGTAGTTTCATACTTAAATTTAATTTTATTTTCTTTAAGTTGATCTGATACTTTATGTTCAAACCCGCTTCTATAACCATGTTTAATTGCGTTTGCACGTAATTTGGATTTTGATCTCCACGCCATAACTTATTCCTCTATTTTATATAAATATTAGTAGTCCCAACGAACAATGAAGTTCATGTCAATATCTGGGTTTTTTTGAATAGGTTGAGCTAACTTTGCTGTTGCTAACATTTCTGCTTTATCGTTATATAAACCAATTGATGTAATATAAGGTTTTAATGTTCCGGATACAAATAATCCTTTGCGTAATTCCCCGGGTGGTAATGTTGTTTGATTTGCATCACAAATATCCCCATCTGTTACGGGTCTATAAGTTGAAGTAGGATTCATTGTAACATTGAATTGATCTTTTGGTACACGAACCAAACACTCATTTTCATAAATAGTATGAGTACCACGATACTTAACGTCCCAGGTATTACCAAATATACCCGAACCTGAATTATATTTAGGCAATGGAGAAGATGCAACTACTTGGCCATTTTTGTGGAATACATTGCCTACCACGTTAGTTTGATAACATGAGGCTGATAGATAATGATTGTTTCCTAAGGATGCAATTGCCTGATCATTAACAGCATAATCATACATTCTTATTTCTGCTATATGAAATTCAATACCATCTTGCCTCTCATTATTAACATTACCTATTACAACATCAGCTATATTAGATGTAAAATCTGGCAATGTTCCTGTTGTTCCTCCAGATCCAGTTACTCCATTTGCAAAAATTTCTAATTTGGATGCAGAATTTCTAACACATATATGTTGCCAATCTGTACTAGTAATCGGTACTTCGCCGGTAGATACTAATGTTGCTTTCTTTCCATCACATGCTATAAAATTATATGTAAGTCCGCCAGGTTCAACTTCATTAGCTACAATATGCATAGGAGTACGTATATTGTTACTTTCAAAGTTTGCAGCTGTCATCAATGGTGAACTAGCACCTTGAGTCGGATTGTTATTCACAGTACGTAATTTACGTTTACCATCAACACTATCTAAAAACGTTTCTTCTTTTACTCCCCATTTAGATAATATTGTATGTTCATCTGCACTATTATATTTATGCCAAAATGATACCGTCCAATCATCACAACGACCAAATCTATCAAATTTATCATTATGCGGTATTCTTATATTATGTCCTAATGTATTATCAAACTTAGCAGCTAAACCGGATGGCGTTGCTGAGACAGCACTACTAGTAACTTCAATTCCACTTACAACCGTTACTGAATTGTTTATTATTGTAGTCTTGTCTACTTTGTTTAATTTGTAAGTTATGCCTTTTGATAATATTCCTAATTCATCATAGTCATTAAACTTTTTGTATAAGTCATTAAACGACATGTAAAAGAAATTTCTGCTACTAGATGCAAATGTAGTTGTATCTATTATAGGGTCAATTAAATTTCCATTTCCATCATCATGTAGATTAATTGTTAATCCGCCTATTGAAGATGTAACTTTAAATGTTCCATGTTTTATTTTTTCGCCTACCTGTCCATATGGAGCTGTAAATAATGATGCCGAATGCCATAACGATCGTTGTTGAGTATCAATACTTAAAAAATCTGCAGATTCAGCTGGATTATGATTACGATAATACTTATGATTAATTGCATTCCAAATAACATGTTGATTTGTATTATCATCTGAATTGATTGGAAATGTTCTTTCTCCTACACCCTGTCCCGTTTCTCCGTCAATATGAGGAACATGTTTACGATAAATTGCATTATGTCGAAAATAACCGTCGTTGTTAGAAAATGTGCTAGATAAAACTTTATAATGTTTATAAGTCTTTACTGGCCTTTGTTGAAAATCATTTGCCCTGATTGGCTGAAATACTGACGGTATAATTGGCATATCATCTTACTAATTTAATTTAGAAGTCTAATTTAACCTTAATAAGAGCTTCTCTTGTATAATTTTTCAATAATGGTTGAGATAGTTTTGCTGTTGCTAATAACTCTCTCCTGTCATTATATAATCCTACTGTTGTTATATATACTTGTGGATCTTGTATCATTGAATTGAAGAATAACTCTCCTAACGATCCTGTTACAAATGATGGATTATTTGAATAATTATATTCTGCATTCTTAACTCTTACAAAATAATATGTTGATTTAACTTGTTCAGAAGATCTTGCTTGAATACCACCATTTACTCCTGCAGGTGTCAATGCATTAGACCCAGATATAGACTTAAATAATTTTACTGTATTATCGCCTTGTACTCCCGAACCTGTTACAGAATTAAAGTTAACGCCTCCTAATGATATGTCTTTATTTAATTGTTCGCCGTTTAATATTGCAACACCATGTTGTGGATATACTAATCCATAATATACTGGACTTGTTGAATTATAAATAGTAGTTCCTTCATCAATTGATCCAGAAACTAAATTATATACTAAACCACCTTCTCCTACAGTTGCAGATGATAATGACGAATCATCAATTATTTGAATGAAATTACTTGTTCCTGATAATTTAACATTAGAACCAGTATGTGCATTATTTGCAAAACCATTAACTATACCGCCTGGTGCAGATCCTGATAGTTGTGCTAATGATAATTCAAAATTACCTGGATCTAATTTTTCTCTTATTCTAGCTCTATTAAAGTTTAACACATATATTTCGTTTGTATCTGTGCCGTTAATTGTAAACTTTTTATCATTAGGGGCAAGTAATAATTGTGCATATTGTTTATAAATTGCTCTAGATGGAGTATCATTATTTAAGTTTCCTGTCAAATCTTTTGAACCCGATCCATTAAAGTGGCCATATGCCATAGACAATTCTGAATTGGCATTATTATTTGTTGCAGGATCTCCCGTTGAAAATATTTCTTGTATATATGTTTTTTGAGTTGCTGTCAAATTCGATGAAGTAAACATAGAAGTTAAACTTCCAGTATTACCTGCAAACAATCCTCTTGTAACAGTTTCTATATTGTTAGGCAATACATCATCAGTAGGATCAAAGTTAGTATAAATACGTCCCAATCTTTGACGTGCCTTTGCCTGCTCACGTTCTCTAATAATCTGATCAGCTAATTGTCTAGCTAAACTTTCAACTTGAGATGTTGCAGAAACCGGATTTCTTCTTCTAAATGCTACCGGTCCTCTTCTACTTACTCTTCTGTTATATATTGCCATTTTTATTTCCCTTTATTATGCAACTGGTCCTACTGACGCCGCTGTTGCAATTTCAACTTTTTTAATCGTTAATGTCACAGATGCTCTACCACCAGTTTCATTACCAATAAACAATATTGTAACTTGTTTATCAGCATTTAATAATTCTTTAGCGGTAATTTCAAATTGAGTTCCTGATACTGTAATTGATTGTGCAGCTTCCGAATCACCTATAAATTGTGGAACTGATGCTGCTGAATTTCTAGCTCCTCTTGTTGCAACAATATCGGCACAATCTGAATCAGATAAAATTGCTGTATATCCAAAACTTCTATTACCGCCGCCAAAGTTAACTGTTGATGGAGTTATTACTGTACTCTCATTTGCATTTAACTCAATATTGGTTTGTGCAACTCTTACAACAGGTATACGTGCAGTCCCTTTTGGTAAAGTAACTAATTTATATTTTAACATTTGTGTTTCGTCTGCTAATGCTTCAACAACAGGCATATTTTCGATAGCCGCGCCATAATACGCAGTTCCTAGCGGATGTTCTGGATTATATAGATCATAATCGATTTCATCATCTGCTAATGCAAATTGTTTAATTTTAAATTCGTCTCTACCTCTTGCTAAAAGTTCTCTTCCTTTTTTAGTAAGGATTGCATCGACCGTGATTGTTGAGTTATTTAAGTATCCCATTGTTATTCCCTATCTTTTTAATAAATATGCTTATGCATAAGTTTATCTAACTTCTAAATTACCTGGATTTGTTACATTTGGTTGATTATTAAAGATTAATGTATTTGGATTGGTTTCGAATATTTCTACTACCGCCTTTTGCCCAAGTGCATTAATAGTAGAAGGGAGATTGATTCCAGGCCCTGATATTCTACATCCCTCATACTTTAAATTTTCTGTTGCTTGGATAAAATCATCCATATATCCAGTTTCGTCTAAACTTCTTGAGTAGTTATATTTGCTAGGTATTCCTTGACCTAAAGATCTACTAACTTCAGATAAAAGATTTCTAGCTCTTTTATTTAACAAAATGCTTCCGGAGTAATGTAATACATCTAGCTTGAATATTGAACTAGGCCTTTGTTCTAATATAACACTTCCGGTTGGTGAATATGTTAAAGGAGATAAAGTACCAGTTATTTCCATTGGTAAATTTAAAGCTACTGCTTCGGTATAATTTGTTTGATATGGAAACAATGTATAAATATGTTTATATGTACTGCCTTTATATGGATCACCTCCGGGCAATATGTTTGCATTTGCTAAATAATTGCCGGTATCTAAATATCCACTACTACCTACATGGTATACTTGAACACTATCAGTAACATTCACAGGAGAATCTATGCTAGCAGATAATAAAAGAGTATCACCAGAAACTTCTTTAACTGGATCTTCTATACGACTATCATATTGAGGATTACTGACCTTAGGCTTATCTGCCAACTTAACCTTTACTCTTTCTAATGCATGTGGTTCAACTAATATTCCCATTGATTCGTCAATACGTTCTGGTAACAATTGTTGTATTTGACTAAACAGTGTATAATCAAATTGGCTAAAGACTCTCAAGTAAGCGTTTATATCATTTTTATCAGAATATTTTTTCCAATATTCTTTTGAGAAATGAGTTAAGTCCGGATACTCAAATGTGAACTCGTGATCCGGATCTCCTACATAATCATCTAATGCTATATCGCCTATATGATTGAAGATTTCTTTATTAATTTGATCAGCTGCTGAATAAAATAATCCTAACTTATTTGTATCAATTGGAGCTCTATCGAATCTGGATTTTTCTGCAGAAGACTTAGGAGATAAAGTACGAACTAGTTCATTATCTTCTAATCTAATTTTTTGCGATCTAGGAACATTTCCTCCTAATGAAACTCCTTGTATATAATATGTTTCTTCTACCGGCTCATAATTTCCTCGTTGTACATTTGTAGGAGTAGGAAAATTTGACATTGTAGCATATGTACTACCTGATTCAATATGATTATCATATGGAGTTTGTGCATCTAGTATTATCTGCGCTGGATGTGAAGATGATATTATATGATATGATGAATTAGAATGATCTACAGCATTTAAATTAGTACCTAAAGGATAATGTCTTATTAATGTATCAAATGATGATGTAGGATCTAACCCAGAAACATATGAAGTAGGATTTGTTGTATGTAAATCAAATGCAGTTTGTCCTATATCTTCCAACCACTCTCTATACTCTTGCATCGAACCAGAGAATGTTAATAGATTAGGCGTATTAGCATTAGAGAAATTAATAGAATCATTTCTTTCTAAAAATCTTCTTAAGTTAGTATTTACTTTCCACTGATCTTTTGTACCCCCCGTTCCAGGAAATCCTCCTAAATATGCTTGTCTATTATCACTATCAATATGTAATGCATTCCAGCCATATCTATGCGCGGCATCTGTTGGTGTATATGATGCACTAGCTCGATGAATGATTTTATCATCTATATAATCTGATGCCTGTTGTACTTGTATATGATATGTTGTATTTAGATTTGCACTTGTATTATAAATTCCAGAGTCAGACCCTGTAGCTTGCCAAAACCATCTCAAGTTCCAAAAATTACCATCATATAAAGGTACCCAATCTGTTGATCCTGTTGCTGGTTGGTATTGACCAAATGCCTTTCCATGGGAGTAAACAATCCTACCATATTGATCTGAACCAGAATACGACCCTGTATATTCTATTGCTATTTGAGAATTAATTCTAGCATCAGCAGGACCGGTAGCAAGGTTTGCATTTGACAACAACAACATGCTTTCTTTAATTGCTGGCTTAAATCTAATCTCTTTTGTTTGTGGAGGAATTTTATCTCCAGAGCTTAAATATGGTCTTACAAAACCCCATGTCCCAATATCTGTTGTATAATCTCGTACACCATGTCTAATATGAGGCGATGTTATACTATCTAACGATGCCCCTTTAAATTGTAATGCATATGAAAATCTATCTTCAATCAATGTTGGAGTATCTTCATCTACTTTAGGACCACCATATTCTCTTATACTCAATAAAGTCTGAGGAATACCATATGTATTCATTAACGCTTTAATTGACCTTGCAGTACCTTTTGTTTTAAGTAAGTATGGCAAGTTGTTAACTATCCTTCTCCAAACTTCTGTTGTAATCTCTTCATCCGGTTTAGAAAATAAAGAACCGGTTGTAGCATATTCACCGGAACCAGAGTCGACGCCTAATTTATATTGCCATAATTGAGATGCTTGGTTTCCATTTTCTAATTTCCATCCTAATGATTCTGCTACCTGATATAATGTATCTTTACTTTGTCCTAATTTAGGATGTTCTTCTGGCTTATATATCTTTGTTAAATTTTCAATATGAGTATATAATATATCATAGTGATGTCCTATCATATTAACAAATAATTCATATTCACTATTATTTTTATCTAATCTAATATGTTCTGGAATAGATTTTGCTAGCGATTTATTATTTTCATTATCATAAAGTGATGCCGAGGCATACCACCCATTATACCATGTTGTTGCTATACTAGATGTGGAGTGGTGTAGGTAATATTTACTTCCACTTAGATATTTAGGAAATGATTCTAATCTATAATGATCCGCACCTAGGAACCCGCCTTCTGCAGCATATAAGCCATCCTTATTTGTATTATCATTATATACAGCATGATTTGTAAATAAACTTGACGTTTGATCATTGTATAACCATCTTTCAAATCCATCAAAATTTCCTATTACATCACTTCTCCGATCTCTATTGGTCTGTATATTACCTTGTAATGCAGATGTATCTTCTCCAGTCGCATCTTGTAATACTTTAACACGGCCATCATAATATTCAATTAGCTCTAATTTGTATTTAAAATTAGCTAATCGTTCGGCTGCGGATGAAAAATGAATAAAGTTTTGGAAACCAGAGTAATCTATATTTACGGCCTGCCCTAACGACCCAGAAAATATTCGATCTACAATTTGCTGTGATGTTGAAGTATTTGCATCTAGCAAACTATTCCATGATTCGAAATCTGTTTCTGTTATTGTTCCTCGTGATACATCAATTGCAAAATTTGGTCCTAATAATTCTCGGCTTTTCTCTTTTGAAGCGCCTGGCCCTGATAATGTTATATTATCTATATATGCATCAGATAATTGTTCTATTGTCCATAATTTGTCTTTAACCTCCACTCCTGCAGGTAGTGGTTTATATAATCTTGCAACAAAAGCAGATTCTGATTGCCAATCTTTTTGATTGATAATTTTTAATATTTGATTGTCGCCTAAGTTAATAGCAATATCATCAGATAAAGGCCTTTCAATGACTGCAGTTAAAATAGGATTACCGCCTTCATCTAAAACTAATTCATCGTTAGAATCTTTTTCATAAACCTTTTCAGCATATTGACCAGAACCAAAACTATTAATATATTCTGCAACATCTAAATTAGAATTTGGAAATGATTCAACCCATACTTCTCGTCTATCATCAGATATTTCTTTTATATAAAGGCCTTGTTCTTCTTTTGATCCTAATAAGTTTTTATATACATTTACTACAACTTCAAACTGCCCACGTTCGATTCCTAATGACTGACATGCCTTACCATAATCAATATAAAGCTGAGACCTTTGTATTTCAAAATCATCTATACACCCACCTACAATATAACTAGATTCAGATCCTATAGTATATAAATGTATTTCTACGACCGGTCTTTGTTCTGGTGAAACGCCTTTTAGATCTAGTTGTAATATATCTAAATCTTTTTCGTTCCATACAACGCCACGGACAACTCCATTAGTTTCTTGTATTTCTTTTATATTTGAAAATCTATCTAATGCCATATCATCTTATACCTTTGGTACATAATTATCAAATCTACAACCTGGTACATATTGGTTCAAAATATTTTGAGGTCCTTTCGGCCATACCAAGCCATACTTTCTTTTCTTTTTCCAGAAATTACCGGTCTTATATACTCGTTTTCTTAAATATTGAATTGCATCATACTGACCTTTTAACTTCTTACTTAAATAAATATCTATCTCTGTCTTTAATTGAGTTCCTAATGCATATACTCCAGAATTATTCAATTCTTCGACCATTGTTTTAATAGATAAAATATATTCGAATATTTGTTGGAACTCTTCAATATCATCGGCCTTCAACATAGCTTCATCTATATCATCCATTCCATCATATAATGTATCTATCATTTCTGCTATATAAGGTATGGCTGTATCAGCCGCATCTGCTGCTTGCTTAAACCCTTCTATATGATCATCACATTCATTTAATATACACGCTTGTATATACCAATTATCATCCATGAACCTCCATGGAGGCAAATCATATTCACCTTCAGGCACTTCACCTATTATTGCATCTGTTAATATTAACGCTCCTGCTAATGCTGCAACACCTATTGTGATAGGATTGGTTGCTAACGCACCTAATGTTGCTCCAAAGCTTGGAGCGGCAGCCGTAACCGTTACAGTTGGCAATAATGGAATTCCAGCTGCTATCAACGAGGCTTCAAATGCTGCCGTTCCTGCTGCCGCTACTGCGACACCAATTTGTCCAGCTAAATAAACCCCGGCTCCTGTTGCTACAACCGTTCCTACACCTAGGCCAGCTTGTGCTCCACCAGATGCCCATGCCATAAACTTATCACGTTGCACCGTTTTCATCCATTTATATTTTGCAACTAAATCTCTTTCTTGTGATTCATTTAATGAAGATTTAATTCCAACTCTTCTGTTGCATACTTTGAATAACCTTTCATTACTAGTTTTAGTTTTTATCTTATCTTTCCCAGGCCATGTCTTCTTTTTAACATATTTCCAATGACCATCTTTGGATATCATTATTCTATATAACGGACTCTTAGGCCCTAACATTTTTACGACATATCGGCCATAATCAGATGGCAATGCATCTTGCTGTGTTTTTGCAGACACTATACTAGAAACAATTCCAGGCCATAATTCAAATATTTGTTCTTTTATAGCATCAATTTGCTCTTGTTCAATTGACTGTGCAATTAAATCTGCATATTGTTGTTCTGGATAATATTTTATAGATCCTTTAGGTTCATATGGAGCCATATAAGACAATCCAAATGGGTCTTGTCCATTTGAAAAATTATCAATATATTCTCTATATTCACGTCCATCTAAACCAGATCTACCATCATCATCGGCTTCAATAATATGAGGAAATGCATTCCATAATGGTTCTGTCTTATTAACCATATCAGATTTGGAATCAGGATTTTGTACATCATTAGTAAATGCAGATCCTCTACTAGGCTGAACTACAGTTATTCCTCCTGCCTCAACTAATAAATTTATATATCCAGTTTCGCCATACCTACCCTGGCCAGGAGTATAATCAGAAATATCATAGCCATTTAGATATGCATATAACTTCATAGTTTTACCATCAGTAACACGTTTCCAATGACCATTGATCATCATACGTAAATTAAGAACAGCATCATCAGATTTAATATCAGTACCCATACTTACTTCTTTACTCTCATAATCAGGTCTAGGCCAATCGGCTATAATCATCTTACCTTCATATTTTTCTCGTAATGCTTCTCGATAAGTTTGTTCTTGAAATACTTGATCAAAATATCTATCATTCGGATCTTGTTCTTGGTAAATGTCCGGTGGTAAATTATTGCCATCTTCATCAACTCCTGTACGGCCGTCAACTGAACGCATACTCTCTGGCTTAATATAATCGCCCGGATCTCTTAAGAATGGAGCCTTTGGTTGATATCCACTTCGAAATCTTATTTGAGGAGACCATTCGCTATCACGTGTTGGTAATGATCTAGCTCTAAATTCTTCTAATTGAGTAATATCTCCATCATCATCTTCATCCAAATCTGTATTAGCACCGTAATCAACAGACTCATCTGTTTCGCCGTCTAATAATAAATCAAAATCTTTAATTTGTTGTCTTGTAGCCTCTGTAATAACGTCATATGATGCGCCCCTCTCGACTAACATAACCTCTAATGTTTTATATGTAGGTACAGGATATGCAATTCCATTATTAATAAAAAATACGCAGAATGGATTGAAATCTTCTTCATCTTCTTCTATGTTATGAGGTCCTCGATCAATATATGCATCATGAATGTCTCCTAAATCGATGTCTGAATTAACTAAGAATAGTCCACTTTCTTTAACAGGCACTACAATTTGAATTTCTTCTTCTTCCTCATCTTCAAAATATTCCCATTCCTCATCAATCAAATCATCTAATATATCTTCATCTACCGTTGGATAAGATTTAAGTAAACTATATTTAGCATATGTAGTACTCTCTGTTGATACATCTAATACATTTTTTTCATTACGGGGTGCTGGCCTTAATGAAGCTGGCGATGTTGGATACTTTTCATCATTTCTTTTAAATGATTGTCGAGCTTGTCGATCTGGCGAATCTGGTCTAAGTTGATCATTGGCATATAATGCATCATCTGGATATTCATCTTTCATGATACTCAATAACATTTGATTCAAATCTGGTGTGATAGACTCTTCCTTACTTGACGCAGCAGTGTATCGATTGTTTGCAGTCTTTATGTCCGACTTATTTTTTTCACTTGCCATATTAGTTCACTACCTTAAAGTAAAAGTCATCATATGTTTGTGTATCATATGATCTTCTACATGTTAACTTTATTTTATAATATCTTTCTGGCATAAAACTATCCATTCTTAAATCAAAGAAGTTGCCATTACTATCATTACTAATCTTAGTTGTTGAATTGCTAAATATTTTTTCATCTTGCACTATAACATCATTTGTTACAGAATCAATAATTTCATATGAACTCGATACAGGTAGGATATCTTCTGTTATATAAAATGATGATGTTGCATATGATTTGGAAGGAAACTCCGGACGAACGCCTAATCTAAATCTTGCTACCTCTGAAGTCCTATATTCTGGTTTTATATTTTTAAAATACGGAACATATGTATTAGAAGTTATTCCTGTAGTTGATGTTATACTTTGATCATCCCAACATACTTCTAATCTAGGAACAAATATTGTATGAGACTCTCTTCCAAAGAACTTTATCGAACCGGCTAAATCACCACTTATTTCATCTGAATAAGGTCTTTTAATAATGAATCCATTGTTACTAATATTATTGTCCACCCATTGCTTCACTATGTCAGTTACGTTAATTCTAATGTCCGGTGATTGATTTTCAAATGACTGAGACGCTTCATATCCAGAGCCTGTAATCCATGTTCCTCCTCCATCACTATTTGTAGTTCCCGCCGATGTATTTTTACTAGGTGCATTTGCAGTATTCCATACAACTACGGTTTGTGCAACCGCATCTCCTGATCTGTTATACCACGATGCTCCAACTTTTGTTGCTGGTTCATTATCCATATAACCAGCACCATTATCCCAAGATTCAGATATAGGATAGGCTTTGATTGTATATGATTGTAATAAGTCTGATGCATCCGAAGCATGTAGATTTAAAAATATAGATGCCGATGTTATATTAGTATTATCAATTGTTGGAATATCTCCATCTGTAATCGATTGTGCTAACGTAGACACTTCTGAACCAAAGTCAATAAGTATTCTACTATTATATGTATTAGCATCAATAAACCCAGTCTTAGAATTTAAAGATCCAGATGTTATTTTTTCTAATTCTAGAATCTGGTCGATACCTGTGTTACGGTCTGGGTATTGTTCGTATATGGTTGTATCTCTTTCTGCGTAATATATTCTATTCATGGTTTATCCCTATGGCTTAACTACTTTTCCTTTTATATCTGCATTAGGATATTTTATTTCAAATATACTAGGGTCTAATGATGGATATAAAATGTTATTTTTTATTGCACTATTGATATCATATTGATTTCCAGAATATCCTTTATTTGAAGAATGTAAATTTACAAACTCAAAAGTTGGAATACTTTGTACACCATCTATACTATCTAAATCTGATACAATAGAAGAAATATTTAATGGCCCGTTGATTTGCATTCTATCATTATGTAACAATATTTTTAATCGAGCAATACATTTTAGAACAATTTCATTTGAATTTACATTTGGCTTAGGAATAACTTCAAAATTAATACCTAAGTTGATAATAAATGCCGACTTAATATTAAGTGCATCAGTTAACATTCTGTATTGTGATAAATATGTTCTAAGATTTTCTAGTAAAGCTTGATTGCTATCAGTAAAATGTCCATCAGCATTTTGTGCCAATATATATAGATTCAGTGCATATGGATTTGATATAGTTTCGGCCGGATATGTTTTATCTGCAGTATTAATCTGCGAATCTCCTACTATATATGCCTTTGCAACCGTACCAAATCTTGAAGGTAATGAATATACTCTAGAGATATAATCTTCTCTTGTGATTGCTCTATTCTGTGCTGCAAATGTCGACATTGCATTTTGTCTTATAGAATCTAAATCTTGTCTTGCTCGAGCTCCTACTGCAGGTTCATTATTAACAACTGCCAAAGAAGCTTTAGTTGAACTAAGGTCTACTAATCCCGTTTCATTCAGATAACTTACACTAGTAACACTCACTATTGAACTAATTCCAACATTTTCCTCTACACGGCCTCCGTATGAATATTTAATTGTCAATGTTGTATTAGATGGTGCTATACCATATGTACTAGTATATAAAAAGTTTGTTGGATCTACATTTGATGTTGTAGTACGTCTTAGGTATTCTAACCCATGTCCAACATTTTTAGGATTAGGAATAATTTCTTCATCTGCATCAGAAGACACTCCAGAGCCAAATAATAATTCAACTCTATTATCATCTCTCACTCTAGATACAAATCTTCTAGCAGTTTTTCTTAGTTTTAATATATAAGGCACTGTTGATCGATATGCCGATAATTCTGGATCATTGAATGGTATATTTGCAACATCTTCAAAAATTGTATCTTGTGCTAGATAATCTGTTTCGTACCAAGTATTACCAGCACTATCCGAACAACTTATAACATCTATAATATTTGTATCAGGCAATATAATTTTATCATATGGCTTAGGATCTACAAACGAAAAAGTAGATGACTTAATTGTACCGGAGATAACCTTAACTTGCTTTTTAAGAAGATATCGTACTACATTACCCGATACATCAATTTCATATACTGTAACTTCTGGGTCTTGAGAAAAATCTATAGACTCTTCCGTATGAAATGTAATATTATCTTCCGTAGATACTTCCATTCCGGAAGCAATTGTTAACGCATATGCCATATCCGGTGCTGCATTTGCTCCTGTACCTTTTGCTGGTACTAAATGAAATACATCTAATGTACAAGTTGCTGGCGCATTCAATCTAGGCTTATACCCAAATAATTGTGACAACATTAAAATATTAGAAGATTCTTCGGCAGTTGATAATAAAGATTCTTTAAAAGAATTGTCAGTATAATATGATAATACATCTCCTACATATGAAGACATTTCCATAAACATCATACCCGGAGATGATTCATTAAAATCTTGATATGTATCTGGAAAATAATTCTTTGCAAAGTTTATTAAATTTTGTCTAAACTGAGCAAAATCTTTATTTAAGTATTTTACATCTTTCTTAACTAAGTTTGCCATAAGTTAACCCTTCTCTTTAATTCTTAATAAGACCCTCCCAGGCCTGTGTTAAATGCTGTACTACCTCCAAATGTTCCGACTTGGTCTAATATCTCACCACGTTCAACAGAATCAACTTGTAATGAATTTTCACTCGCCAACACATTAATGACAATATTAGCACTAATTGAATCAATTCTAAATGATAATCTTAAACTTATTGTATGGCGGTCTCGTGATGATGCAATTTCAATATCTAATAATTTAACATATGGTAACCAATATTTTATATCTTCCTCCATTGTTTCTTTTAACAACTCTCTAACATCATCTGTATTATTTTCAAACAACACAGAAGATATATTTGTCCCAAAATTTGGTTGCATATAACGTTGTCCTTTTGTAGTTAAAAGTAAATTTGTAAGATTTGATAAAACAGCCTCTTCAGTTGTATAAGAAGATTCAAATACACCTTTGCCAGAAACTGCCGAACTATTATATGTGTCTGCAACTGACTTGCCCTTCGCGTCTTTATTAAGAGGTAATAATATACCTAATGCAGTATCGCCATTTTCTTTTGGTTTATATTGGTATATTGGACGAGCCATTTATTACATTCCCTTTTTCTTATCAATTGCCTTCATCAATGCCGAATAATCTTTCGTCATCGCATTTACTGTAGTTGCAACTGCTTCATTATTCATATCAATTCTTTCTCCATTAATTCCTTTTGTTGCAAGTGGAGTATTAGAACTTTGCATACCAAATGCTTCTGCCATATCAGATCTAAAATTCATCGAATTCCATTCTTCTGGTGGAGTTGATGCCGTTTCATTTAATATATCATTCAACGCTGCATTTTTTGTATATTGTTTTTTCATAACCGGTTGTTTAGGTTTCTTAGGAGTATCTAATACCTCCTGAAGATTAATATCATGTTTCTTGATATTCACTTCATTTAGTATAGGTTTTAGTTCTTTAACAATAACGTTACGAACCTCTTCCCTAATTACCTTACGTAATAACTTTACGAATCCTTGTGTTTTCATAGTAATTCCCTTTTTAATAAATATGTCTAAACCGGTGAAATGGCCGGCTTAATATCTAGCCTTCATTCATCTGTCTGAAGAATTCATCTGTCTCCAATCTTCCATTAAGATTTGTATCTTCGAGATCACGTGCTTGTGCTTGAGCCTTTGATAATCTATCATTAATATCATTTTGATCTAATTCATCAAGTATCGATGCTGGCAGTATAGGTATATTCCATGTTGGTATAGGAATACTTAACGGATTAAATACAGAACGACCTAATGTATAATTAGCTAAGATTGCATACGATAATGCTTTAGCCATATCACTTACCGTACCTTTGTTCTTTGTTATAATTTCAAATAGTTGCTTAATGCCTGTAATAGGCGGTGGTGCAGTACCTGTAAACAAAAACACTGCCATGCCCTGTGCATTTGCATCGGCAAAGGCATTTATTGCATCTTCTATTCCTTTTGTTTTATCCATCGCCGGGGCGCTATCGTATACTGCTGTTGCTATAGGTATTCCTGTTATTATTCCTATCGTTGGCGGAAGGATGCCTTTTGAAAACTCAGATAACGCTTTAGCCAATCCCTTTCCAGACATAGGTGCTTCTGGAGATCCTAATAATGATGCTAAATCTGCTTCTAATTGTGTACGCTTAGGTCCTAATGGCATTACTGTTTCATTTTTTGGATTATACTTTTGATTCCTTCAATACGAGTTCTTATCGATGATGTAGTTATTGCATTAGTTATTGCTGCAGCATTGGTTGCGGCAAAGGCTGCTGTATTTAAAGGAGGACCAGACGGACCCACTCCTGTCGGATGTATAGATGTTGCAGAATTAATTCCTAATGCGGCAATCTCTATATGTGCCATTTCTAAATTTTGATTTTGTTTAATAACTTCTTCAATCAACTTTAACATTTGAGTAAAAAACTCGTCCATATCAGTTTGCCAAGATGGGGTAGCAATCTTGACATCTTTTTTAGATATCAATAATACTTCATCTTTACGAGCATCAAATACTAATCTATCAGAACCTATTATTACTTGGCCCAATTTATAATCATTTAATGATTTTACCGACTTACCTACCTTTCTTTGAGAGAATTTGAGTGTATTGAAATATTGAGTAGATGTGAGATAAATAAATGATGCATCGTTTTTTGGACTTTCTATAGTATAATACTTCTCACTACTTTTGCCAGTAACAGATCCTAATATACCACATGTGAGAGATACAAATGGGTCGCCTGCTGTTTCACCTTTCCAAAAAGGGTCATTTTGATATTGAATCAAACCATCTATATGTGTAGATGAAAATCGTAATAAACTACCGAATCGATCGGCATATAATGTATCTCCCTGAAATGGTTGTATAGAAACAATATCCTTTTCTGTAAAGCTTATTTGTTCTGGCTTCTTACCTACACCTGTTTTAGTAATAGGACTAGCAGGGTCGGTCGTTTCTTCTGTCTTTTTGTCTTGCAAGAAAGGCAACAATGAATTATTAATATTTCCATGAGCATTAACTATAGAAGTATAATACCACTTATTTTGATCACGTGCTGTAGAATCGCCTGCAGGCAGACTCATGCATATAACTTGTTCTCCATATAAAGGAACTGGTGTACGTAGTGGGTCTGCAGGATATGCATAATCTTCAACACCTAAAAATCTTACACGAATAGTACCTTGTGGTAAAGGGTTTCCTTTAAGGTCTTTAGTCTCCTTGAACTGGGTCGGTAACCATGTCTCTAGTACCTGACCTATTTCCGTTTTTATCGATGCCATTGGCTACCTCTGTTTCTGGTTTTAATTTTTCTATCTCTGCTTCTGCCTCTTCCAATAAACGTGCTCTTTCTTCATCTGTTAATCCGTACTCATTACCCTCATCATCTTTACCAGATGCTGATACTAGTCGTTGACATACTGCAGCTAATTTAACTAACGCATCATCATTCTTAACAGATACTTCTAGATAGTCTTTGATCATAGGAACTATGACAGTAGCATCACCAGTATTCTTAATCATAGGCTCTAGGCTTTTGATTAAAGTATCAATCTGTCTAGATTTCTTTTTTGAATTATGATAAATATCCTTCATCAAATCAGAAAAATTAGTCCCCTTAAAAAGTTCGAATTCTGTACTCATATAATAGTTCCTTTATTATAAATATAAAGAACTACTAATTTAGATTAGGATATCTTGTTTGCATTAACAATAAACCCAGATTTAGAATATACTCCGTA